CGGCTGTCCTCGATGCCGAACGCTGATGACAACGCTGTAAGCGCACCCTGAGGGTCCGCTTCCAAAGCCGAAACTATTGCCTCGGCCTGCTCCAAACGCTGACGTTCAGATGCCAACTCCTGCGTCTTACGGGTGTAATCCGCCTGGCGCTGGTATCCCTGTTGAAGTTCGCTTAGGGTGACCTCCGACTCTGCACCATCCACCTTGACGGTGTATGTCGAGTTCGCAGGTTCCGCCGCTACTCCTGTTGAAGATTCTGGAGTGTCCATCGTAATGGGTTCCGTTCCTTCTATGTTTTGTGGGCACTAGCCCTCGGAGTCCAAAGGTTGCTCCTAATAGACAGCAGTCGTTGTCCCAGGTTAGCCCAGGGAAGGCAACTCCAAGCCCATCTGACCCTGGAGTTGAGCCATCAACTCGGGCGGTACACCGCCCGTAGGTGCGAAAGCGGGGGGCACACCAGCACCTGGGGGAGGTACAGGCCCTGGTGGCCCCCCTGGCGGCAGAGGGCCGCCTTCAAGGGCGGCCGCTTCGTCTACCGGCTGAGCATCCGGTGGGAGCGGCGGCCCCTGTTCCATTATAAACCTCTGCGGATCCTTGATTCCAAACCCATCCTCCAACACATGCACAGCCAAGGCTGTCGGGTCAATCACCGTTCCCACAAGGGGAGCGATAGCGTTGAGTAAGGATACAGCCTGCTGCTTGCGAATCGTGTCATTCATCGGCTGCGTCGAACCTGCCTCGACACTGAAATCGTACTCGCCCAAAATGTCCTCACGGGTGTATGGAACCCACAACGACCCGCCACCCTTCTTAGCGACACGGGCCATCTCATCACCAGTCATAAACTGCTGCATCAACTGGATGACACGCCGACCCATCTCCGAAATGGAAATCTCGATGATCGCCAACTTGTCCGCAGCACGCGCATTCTGAGCATCAGCGATGATGCTCGCCTCGGTCGCTGTACGCCTGATCTCAGGCATCGCCCCTCGGGCATACTCCGACACACCCGACACCGTGTTGATGTCATTCTCGATAATCTCACTGTAGGAGTAAATCTCCGGCGAGATCGGTGTCTGCGGCATCGGAATGACCACTTCTGACAACGACTTGTTCTCATCCAACACCGGGACCAGGCGTCCATCCTCATCGGATTCCAACGCCTCACGCCCTGCCGGCCCAAACGACCGCTCATGGTACAGGTACTTGCGTGCGTACCGCTTCCGGTCGTTCATCAACTGTGACCGGGTCTTATCAAGTTCCAACTGGAGAGATTCAATCGACTCCAGGTCACCCATCGGGTAGAACAGATCCGGGATGTCATAGTTGCGGATCATCACAAACGGCTGCCCGTACGCGTACGGCATCGGCACCGGATCAACGAGGAAACCATCACTGTTCTCGGAGAACACGGACATCGTGTTCTCCGCAATGTCGTAGAACTCCCAAATGGTGACACGATCCTCGTCGAGAACCCGGTCACGCTCATTCTCATACTGAGAAACATACGCTGGGTTCACACCAGCATCAGCGTCCAGGCGCTTGCGAACAGACGGCTTGTACCGATGATCGTGTTGAGCGTCCTCCAGAGGTCGCACGATCTTCTGAGCGATCCACCTGGCATCATCCATGCAGGTCGCTTCCGGGTCCACAAACATGTCGAACGGGGACACCCGTTCCACGAACGGCTGATCCTCAATAACCATCATTGCCGTCTGCGGCAGATTCGCGTTGATCTCCTCATCGGTCGGCAACGCCCCCGACAGATCAGGAGACTCGAGGGCGAACTCGTCGACCTGCACACGGGCCTCCTGCATCAACAGATCCCGTTCTGCCTCCGCCAGGGAAGTCTCCTGCTCCAGGAACTTCCACCCAATCTTGATCCAGCCATGTCCGAAGATCAGGAAGTCCTTGACGGACCGGCGGAACGGCTTGCGAAAATCGTGATGCCGCCACAAATGGTTGACAACAGCCTCGACGAAAGCCGCCCGGTCATTGTTGGACTCATCGTTCGCTGACACAACAATCTTCGGATGATTCACCGATACGGACGGTGCGATCACGTTGATCGTTGAAAATGCCAGGTTGACAGCGATCAGGTCAGAACGGCTACGCGTCGATTCGGCCCAATGCTTGCCACGGTACAGGTCGATCAGGCGCCACCAGGTCCGATCATACAACTGGTCCTCACGCCACCTGCGGGTACGCTCCAACCGCTGCGTATAGAGCTCATGCAGTTCGGCCCTGGTCTTATGCGGCATCAGAACATCGCCTTCTCGGGCAACCGCTCAATGTTGCGTCCCTGAGAGGTCGCCTCAGCGAACCGCTTCTCATCAACTTCACGGTTCGACAGATGCCGCTCATCAGATGCCAACGTCCGCGACCGCCAACCCTTCTTGGTATCGACGCGGATGCTCAGAACCTTCTGCCGCCACTCCCACAAATCCACAAGTTCCCCCTCAGTTTTCGGCCCTTTTCGACCGATCACATCCTCGCAGAACTCCGGGTAGGAAGCCTCCCTGGGGAGGACCGCCATTACCCGGCGTTGTGGCCGCGCAACTTCGGCTGCGGCTTCGCCGGCTCGACCTTGCCGCTCTTACCATGCTGGTTGAACGGAGTCTTGCGCGGGGAAACCTGGCCGTAGTCGCCAGTCTGCTGGGCGTACTTCGGGCTGTCCAAACGCTGCTTAGGCGAGTTGGGGCTACCAGGCTTCCAGATGGGGTTCTTCACGACAGAACCGCCGCGCTCCATCTTGTTGTTCTGCCCCTTCGCACCGTCGATTGTCTCAGTACCGTTGGTGTGCGAAACAAAGTTCTTAGCCATAACTACCTCTCGGAGAGAACAAGCGTACCTATTAGTCCGTTCGGCGTGTCCCACGCACAACGTGCTGACCGATCCGAAACGGATCCTCTGACGTATCCTCGTTCAACGCCAGACGCTTCCACCAGTCAATCGTCCAGTAGTCGTCGACCTTCTCAACGTACTCCGGGGCATACGCAAACTTACGCATCTGGTTCGCCAACGCCAACGCTATCACCCGGTCATCAAACGGTGAACCCGACATCGAACCTCGCTCGTTGCGGACAAACGTCCGCAACTCGGCCAACGTGTTCCGATCCCGCAACCCCAGTTCACCATTCTTCAACGCAGTCGCCAAATCGTCAATCATCAACGGCTTAGACGTGCGAGTCGTCTTCCAACCGTACTCCTGGGTTATCCGATTCGACACCTTGTTCAACGTGCGCTTCCGAAACAAACGCGGATAACCCAACTGGCGCAACACCGTGATCGTCGTCAAACCATGATTGTTCGACTCGACACAACACAACGCATCCCGATACCACAACCCCAAGTTGAAAACCTCAGTAGCCAACTCGTCAGGAGGAATATGCCCATGCCAGACCGCCACCTGCTCCCCTGTATTCAAATCCAACACCTGGACACACGAATAGTCGCCATGCCCCAAACCCTCCGCCGTGTCCACACCCATCACATAGCCGTGCATGGCATCCGGCGGCGACCACACCTCCAAGTTCACAACCTGAACTCCACAACCCTCGGCATCACAGAATGCAGATAGCCGACCTGGCCGTGCCGGCAAGCAGCCCCAAGAGCCTCCAACATGTCCAGATCAAACACGGGATTACCCGACTTCACAAACGCTTCCTCGGGTGTAGTCGGATACTCCTGCGCGAGTTGCCACGGCAACATCGACTGCCGCTTCTCCTCATACCACGAATCGTCCCGATCCTCCGTCGCAGACCACGGAAAAAACATCGGAGCAAACCGGTTGTTCGACGCCGAAGCACCCACCCACAGTTGGTGGAAAAAGTTGCCAGAACCATTCGCAGTAGACAAACCGATGATACGGCCACCCACATCCGCCACCGGTTCAATAGAAGACCACGCCTCCTCAGGGTTCGGCAAAAACGCCCACTCATCGACCACGATCAACGTGGCAGACTCACCCCTGGCAGGATCCGACGCAGACGGCATCGACGTGATCTGTGACCCGTTCTCGAACAGCATACGCTGCTGATGCTCAACCAACGACCTCGGACCACGATCCACCATCCACAACGGCAGATGCGAAAACCCGTACTTCGTCTTTCGCAACAACAACACCGCCTCACGCTCCGTGCGGGACAAGTCGATGATGTTCTGATCCGGGTGGAAGAACGCCAACCAGAACTGGTGCGCCGCCACCAGAGTCGTCCACCCGATCTGCCGGGCCTTCAACGTCAGAGAATAACGGTTACCAGCCCAATGGTCCAAGGCGAAAGACTGAGCGTCCCGAAGGTTGAACAAGATGCGACCATACGCAGGATGAGCAATATTCCAATAACGATGCAGAAAATACGACTCATCCCTGACGCAACGCCGCCACTCCGCCTCCTGGCGGAGTTCCCCTAGACGCGACATTCAATCTTCCACACCGGTCAACTCCGGCATCTCAACCAGACGCAACTTTGGAGTCCACTCATTACGCCACGTCGAAGGAGAATGATTGTCCTCCACAGCAGCCTTCATCGCCTCATCCTGGTACATGCGGACCACATGGTAGCAAGGCTCTCCCCCATCCCATAACTCCTCGTCCTCCATAGCCGTAGTCGGAGCCCCATCATGGACGGCACACACAGGGGGGCCACAGAACCCCTCACGGATCCCCTGCGCCATCCACTGGTTGAAAACGTCCTCCCGTGGACGGAGATAATGGTCAGTCATAATGCCTCCCTAAAGCCTGAACAGTTCCTGCAAGATTCTTCCCGCAGCAAGCACCAGCATAGCGCACACGAAGATACCCAAGGCGATCCCCAAGATCGCCACCGCGTCAATCACTGACACGCGTCGCATGACTCCGGGTTCTCCAAGCCACACACCTCGATAGGGGTATCATCATGGAACGGATTCCCCAACGGGTCTAGTACGGGACGCTCTCCGAATGCTTCCTCACGCCAATCCTGGTTCTCATCCCCTGGCAACACTTTCCCACCCAACAAGGGCCTCCTTTAGCGTGCATCGCGAACACTTCGCGACGCACCTTAGCACGCTCCGCTGACCGCTCCGCCCGGAGCTCGGCCAGCATCCGGCGGCGCCTCACATGCATCACTGAGATGCCAACGCAGCGCCGCCAGCCAGAATCGGTGCAACCAAAGGCAGACCCACTCCGGTAGCCCCCGCACCAGCCGCAGCACCACCCGCCAAGAGAAGCATCGCCACCTTCGCCTGGTCTTCTGGAGGCATCGCCTGCACCTGCTGCATCACAGTCTGTCCAACCTGAGCATGTGGCAACGTGCCTCCCCCTGCCCGGCCCAGGGCACCCGATATGGCCCCCCACACCGACGCCAGGAGCCCCTCCGACTCCATCAACGATTCCGGGTTCAGAACACCCTCGTTCTCCTTACGGATCCTCTCAATCCACTCCTTGGCACGCTCCCGGTCTTCAGGAGACATCGGAGGAACAGGCTGAAAATCGGGTACAGGCCCCTCAGGGGCCGCCCTCCCAATCCGTGGAGGCTCACCAGAAGCCATGTGAGTCAACATCGCCTGCACCGACGGCGGCGCACCCATCGCAACCGTATCAGGAGGAAGTTCAGGCTCATACTCGGGTACAGGATTCAAATGCTGCGCGCCGTACTTCTCCAACGCCGCCTTACGCTGAGCCGGATCATCCAAATCCCAAACATCAACCGGTGGCGGAGGCGGAGGCGGTTGCATCTTTCGGATCTCCTCCTCTATCGCCTCAATAGCGTCCAACAGTTCGTCCATCTGCTGATCGTACAAACGAGTCTGGACATCCGGCTTCAACCTCTCATACCGGTCAATCAAAGCCGTATGCTCCTTCTGCAACCGCTTCAACCTCAGACTACTGACATTACCGATCCCGCCCATCATCTCAGCGGCAGTCTCCCTCGGATCCGGCACCGGCAACGACACAGACCGATCAGGCGTCCCCGACTGAGGATTCGGACCATGCTGAGAAACAAGACTAACCGCCATCAGTCACCGCCACATCCCGGAACTCGGCCACCAGGGACTCCAACTCGTCAGCCAACTCGGCATCCGACAGGCCAGCAGCATCACGCTCATCGTCAACGATCACACGACGCTTCGGAGTGAACTTCTCGACATACTGGAGATACAACGAAGCAGCCTTCACATCGCCCCCAGCGGCCGCACCAAACAGCGCGTCGATCACCGTCTGAGTACGCTCAGGATGTACGTTCAGTTCAGCAGCCCGGCGGTCCCACTCACGCACAAAACGGACATCCCGCTTGATCCGACGAATCGAATCCTCATGCATATCATTCTCAGCCGCCCACTCCTTCTGAGTCGCCGGTGTACGCTCCGGCCCCAACAACACCCAATCCAGCAGCGACCGCCACCGATCCGGCATCGTCTGAACACCCGACTCCTCATCCGTCGACCATCCTCGACCCCCACCGTTCTGTGCCATCACATGACCTCCATACACCTGCCTGGACCGTCCCAAAACAAAAGTGGGACAAACGACGGTTTCATTGGGGGCGGGCGGGTCGCCTTCAGCGACCCGCCCGCCCCCACTATGGTACCGGTACCGAAGAATACAGTGGTGGATACCCCTCCACCCCGTCCGTACAGGCACCGTCTACCAAGTATTATCGTTGCACGCACTGTCTACGGAG